CATATCCTTACCTAGGTGAACCTCAACAAAGTCAACCCCTTCCGAGGTCAACTTCGTCTTCAGTTGCACACACGCTGGACAGTTATCCTTAGTGTATACGATGGTCTTCATGGTTAGATCTCACAGCCGCCTGAAGCTGTACAAGAAAGCATCTGAGCACCTTCCACGTTATCAGTCACTTCTCGCATTTGTTCCCAATCAATCGTAGTCGGCATCTCCAAGAGCATTTTAGAATATGTCTCTTCATCGACAGACTCATAGGGAGCTTGTCGATATGTGCCTCCGTCCATTGGCAGATACGATACACCAGTGATTTCATCGAAGTTCTCCCATGTCCAAGCGCCTACTTTAGGCCATTCATTCTCATTCACTGAGATTGTAACTGAAGGCTTATGCTCACACCAGTGACGCTGGAATGTCAACCACAAGTCCAAGTGTTCAATAGCTGATAAGTCTTCACGTAGACGAGCACCTGATGGTGTCTTCATCGGGAAGCTAAAGATCACAGTGGACTCTGGCTTCATGACACAAGGCTCCCAAGGGAAACCAGCATCCTTCAAGAAAGAAGTAAGCGGATCTTTGGCATCGCTACGGACACGACGAATGAAATAAGCACTATGTTGAGGATGAATGCCGCTAGCAGTACCAGTGAGCTGACTAACAGTTCCCTCAGGCTTGACACACGTGATCGCAGCAGAAGCATTGATGCCCAGTTCAGCAGCAAGATGCTTATTAGTATCCACAGTAACATTCTTCAGCTCCTCAAGTCGTGCAGGTAAGTCTTTATCGTAGGCGTTGTTCAACAAGGTATTGTCTAGGATACCTGTCATGGAGACACCCAACAAACGCTCTTCCTCAGTGTTAGTCTGCCACACCTTACGCAGGTACGGGAAGTTAGTCATCGTCGATTGGAAAGTTCCAAGAATCGTTGCAATAGCGACTTTCTCTTTAAGAGACTCCACAGTGTCATCCGCACGCACGATAACTGAAGAGAGATTGCAGAATTGATAAGGACGGAGAATAATCTCAGAGCAAGGGTTAGTACCCCACTCTTTACCCAATACACGACGACCATTCTTAGCTGCTTGAATCTCTGACGCATAACGGTTAAAGATACCTCGTTCACCTGAGTGGCTTTCATAGATGTTGCTCCATTCACGCATGAACTGACCTACGTCAGGCTTAACGTCATACACTGCTGAGTTGTTAGCCAAGGCACGTTGACCATTACCATCCCACCAGTTACCTGCCTTAGCGTGAGCCATACGGTCATCATCCAAGTCAGACAGGGAGATCATTGCTGAGCGACGAACTCCACCGACAACCACGACTTCTCCAATCTTACAGAGAATATCATGAGCCTCAATCGAGAAGAGCTTGCGGCCTTGGGCAGTCTTAAACTTAGCAACCACGTATTTAAAGAGCTCGACCAACGGCTCTGGGCCACTCGCACGGCCTCCGAAGGTCTTGAGGCGTGTACCAGCAGGGCGCACAGTAGAGACATCCCACTTTGGTACTTCTCCAGCCCACAGCAGAGCGAGTACCTGTCGTAACGCCTTAGCCCATCCTTCTTTGGAGTCTTTAACGTGAACCACAGTATTAGACTCATAAAGCTTTTCAGGGATTTCAGGTAAACGGTTGACATACTTACGCTCCACAGAGAAACCTACGCCTGTACCACACAGGAGAATGTACATAGCCTCATCGAAGGCTTTAGGATCATCAATAGGTAGGAATGAGCAGTTGTAGCCAGCTACGTTCTGACGCTCTAAGGCATCACCTGCGGTCATCAGAGAGCGCATAGAAGGAAGAGCTTGACGATTAACGACAGCTGTTTCCAAACGATTACGCAGCTCATCAGTCAGCGTATAGTTATGGTTCTTTTGAAGATGATTAGACATAAAGTCAAAATAGCGTTTGACCGTTTCAGGCCAATGCTCTCGTCGTCCTTGGTCATCAAGATACCGAGAATAACGGCTCTTGGCTATGTACGTTTCGTAAGGTGTCATTTCTTTAATTGTCATTTATAGTCCTGCTGTTGTTGTTTTCCACTGTCTACGAGAAGCAATCATGGAGACTGCTGACCTACTTACCTCAAACTCATCCGCTAACTTTTGATGTCCTTCTCCCTGTTTACATCTTAGGAAGATTTCAATCGCTTGTTTATCGGTGAGTTTAGATTGATGGTTTCTTTCACCACTTTGTCTGTTAAACCTCGTAACTCCTGTATTGTGAAGCATTGTTTTTTCTAACTCAAACGCTTCTTTTTCAGTCATATACGATTGAACAACAGACACCCAATCATTAGGGACGAAACCTTGGCGGCATAAGTCCATCATCCATTCCTGATGTTCTTTATGCCCGTTACGAGAACGGGTTACATCCCAAGCCCTTCCATGTTTCCCTTTTCCAATATACACAATCTCTTGTGTTTCCATGTCGAGATGTACATATACATAAAAAGTTCTATCTTCCATAGGAGGCTTTCTTTTGAAGGGCACGTATTCTAGTACGCTGAAATCATTTTGTCAAGATACCAACGAGCTTTTTCAAGATCTTCTTTGCCATTCTTGTCCATGAATCTCATTAAGTACTGCATAAGTTGTACATAATCTGTCATAAATAAAGGGGCATCCGTGATGATAGGAATGTCACCACCGTGATTGAACGAATCTACAGACCTTTGTACCAGTTTTTCAAGGACATCGCGTACTTCGATACCTGACTCAGCGTTTGAATATCTTTCAATTTCTTCTGGAGAAAAGAGCATATAATGCTTTGGTTTACTTACTACATCAAAGTCTTCAGCTGTAGTACCGTTAAAGCGTTGTTCCATCGGGATGTTCAATGCTGCCATATATTCCTCAATTTCCTTTACTGTTGGTTTCATTCTGAGTACTTTCGTTGTAGGTATTCAATAGATAAGAACATCTCATCGAAGTGCCCATCTTCTACCTCATTCATTACAAGTAAGCCTCGCCAATGACGATTGCTTAGTTGGTCCATGTAATCTTCATCGTGTAGATAATAAGAACCAGCGACAATAGCACAAATAGGTTTTCCATCAGCCCTCTTACCATACGCAATTTGTTTCCCTTGTTGATGTCCTGCAACACAAGACATGTGAAGCTTACTGATAATAGCAGCAGGAGAGGCAGCGGGACGGCCCATAGCACCGACAGGCCAGTAATGGCTAAACCCAACACCATTGATGAATACAGGATGTAAGAACTCATGTACTTCCCAATCTTTCAAGTCAAGGTCATCATAGGTTAGCAGTCCTTCAAGCATAGGATTGTTGTTAACAGCCCTAGTCAGTCGGTTCTCATGGTTACCCTTCAAGAAGACCATACGAGGCTTGTAAGGCTTATGCTTACCCTTCTTCTGGCCTTCCTGAAGCTCTTTTAGAGGCTTTAAGAGCACTTCCATGCCTTTATTACCGGCCTCTACATCAGCTAGGTAGCGCTTACCTTCAAAGTACTTGCTACCAGCCTTGTCGTGACTACTGAGACTAGGGAAGTCCCAGTGATCTCCTAAGTGAACTACCACATCAGGGCGGTACTCACAGATAGCTTTACCAGCCCAAGTCAGATGGTCCTGAGCTGCCTCAGGCTTACATTGTGTGTCAGGTACGCAAAGGATTCTCATTGGAACATAGCCTTCTCTGGGTTTTGATTCCAGCGTGGAGACTCATATAGCTCAGGGAAAGCTAAGAGGATCTGTTGAAGACGTTCATCATTTAAGCAACGACCATGACCGGCGTACTCAGGCTGGTTCAAAGGGTAATGAACTGAGTAGTACACTTGCTCTTTGATGTTGTAGCCGTAGTGGGCTTCCATTGCATCTAGGATAGTGTCCAAGACCTCCATCCAAGTACCGTCATGAGGCTCGATAAGGACTGTATCGATAGGTTTAATCGTATCACCGTGCTCATCAATCCACTCAGGTGTGTACATCTCAAAAACCCAGTAGCCATCTTCGTACAGTCGAGGATCTTCCGTTTCTACGAATGCAACTGGCTTAGTGAGCAGTGTGTTCAGCTTCTCAATCTGTTCATTGAAGAACATTTTAGTTTTCTCAAACATAGTTGTTTCCTTTGCAGGTTGGTTAATGATTGTGTGAAAGTATTGTTCCAGCACCTTGTGTGCGTTAAGTGTCATTGAAGTCTCCGTCTGTAGGGTGATAGACAACCCACTTAGTCTCAAAGATTCCGTTACCGTAGTCTTTAATAACTGGTGAGGTTTCTATCATTCTACACCCTAATCGAGGATGGTCAGTAACGTACACTTTGTACCCCTTAGTCCAATCAGGGATGAACATAGGAGGTTTATAGTGAACGATTAGCTTACTCATGATTATCCCAAGAAGTCAAGACAAAGGATAAGCGATAGTACGGCTCTCCTTCAATGGTTCGTTTCTCAGCATAGAAACCTCCAGTAGCTGTCCCTCCACCTTCACGGGGAAGCAGCCATTTTAAAAGGCTTCTAGCTGTCTTGCGAAGTTCTCCAAGAGTAGGATATTCAGGAGGACTACCCCAAGTCCACTCCATCAGTTCCATTGCTTTTTGGACCCTACCGAAATCAAACTCATCTAAGATGTCTTCAATGATTTCTTCATCAGTCATTCAACACCTCCTTGATTGATGGGAATTCAGCAAAGATAATATCACGACATTGGTTAGCTACGTCACTCATAGTGTATTCCCTTCATGTAATTCCCTTTTTTGTTGTAAATAAGCCTCATAAGCTGCTTCTTCGGTTTCATAAAGACCTATGTATTTCTTTTTCCCTTGAACGCGAAT